TTACCCTTGAATTTGGCAACAGCTTCCTTCCTAACAAGCTCACGATACAGGCGGTTGCGATTCTGGGATTTGGTGCCTAGGAGGAGGGCATTCTTCAAGACACGACCCTCCACTCTAACTCCCGGCTCCCCTGCGAACTCTTGGACGGCTACTGTCTTCATTTCTTCTCTTCCTTCTTAACGTGTTGTGGGAGCTTCTTGTCGGCTGTTTCCTTCTCCCACCGTTTGGCCATTTCAGGATGATGGATGTGCATCCACGCGCGTTGTGCTTGTGATTTAAACGGCATTTTCGTCCCTCTGTCTCTGACCACCGGTTGTCTCTGGGGTATCTTTGCCCTCTTCTGTTTCCTCTTCCGGGGCCATCTCATCCGTCTCTATCTTCTCATCCTCTTCCTTGGGGTCGAGTCCTTGCTCAATCTGAATAGTTTCACGGGACTTCACCTTCTGGGCGAGCCGTTCAGTATCCGTCTTGGCCTCTTCCAACTTATTACGTACAACCAAAGAGGGGCCACTGACCTGAACGTCTATTTCCTCTATGATGGCTTGGTCGATTCCATTCCGTTCCAATTCAATAGGAAGGATAATGTCCATAACGTCATGCCATAATTGGCAATGGACACCCTGGTCTTCCTCGCGGGCCCTAGTATAGCTGTTCTCTTCAACTAAAGCGGACGCATAAGCAGCGCTGGCCGATTCACCTGAAAGGGCATTTGGGGGGATTTGGTAATGTGCAGCAATTGTGTTGATGGTCTGAGAATAAACCATTTGCATAGCCGGACCATCAGGAAGAGCAGGTGCATCAACCCATTGGCTTGTCTTACCTATATGAAGAATTCCACCTATTTCGGTGTTGACGGCATTAAGTGTATAGGAATTTCCATTCTGGTCAATTCTTTGTGTCTGAGTTACCCCATTCTGTACCGCTAATTGTCCAGTAGGTCCAAAGACCTGGGTTAGGTCATCCTTACTCGCCTGTTCGTGTTGACAAACGCCAGCGATAGCCGCTCGTACCTTAGCACCCTCCCTCAAAGCAGCACGCAGGACTGTGGCACCTATTAATTCATCACTGATAGCGAAAGCAGAACTGACACCACGCTTAATATTCTGGAAAGCAACCTGCTTTATGTGGACCATACGATCCACATTAACCTGTTCCTCTGATGTGTCCGGCCACACTATCTGGTAAGCTTCCGGAGCTGTGTAATCAAGGCTCTTATTTTTAATTCCAAACGACCAATCCGTTCCTCTAGTTGATGGTAGTCCTCCTGCAACGGCTGGGTCCTCGAAATTTGCTGCATGCTTTTCTGATGGTCTGATGAAGTCTGGTTCAACAAAGACGACTCTGGTTGGTTTCCTGCGATTTGCCGGTATGTCTCGTTTGTCTTCGATGATTCTGATGAAGACTTCGCCGTGAATTTCATAACGTCGGTGTCCTTCTTTAGTCATCACTGGCAACTTATTAGCCTTACAGAATTCCTTTACAATATCGTTCAGCTTAGCTAACTGTTCATCGCTTACCTTCTTTCCCTTCTTTGCTACTATTTCAATAGCCAGGCCATCTCTACCGAATATCATGGCCTGGATGATTCTGATAGCCGTGCGGAAATGGGTACATTCCTCATAAAGGGACTTACTTACAAACCGTATAAAATCCTGCTGCTGAATAGTTCTGACAACGGCGGACTTATAAACCATCCGCTCTCTAATCATACCGGGGATAGCAAGCAGCTCACGGTATGGATCTAGGAGACTCGAAACGGGAGCAATACCTAAACCGTTATTTAACAGACCTAGCACTGATTCCTGAACAGGTTGTGGCCCTGGAAGTCCGGGTAAAGTAGATCTACTACGCTGGGCAGCAACCTGGATCTTTAATTGATTCAGGTCGGCCTGCTCCTGATAAGCAGATAACTCTTGTTCTAGTTTCTGACGTTCTGTGCGTTTCCAAGGGAATTTCATAGTCTAGGTTTGACCTCCGCAGAGTTTTACAGCCATCCTTACACCCATAGAAACCGCATCGGGACCGTCGTCATGGTCCCTTCCGTGGGGTGAGAAGTTCCTGAATTGGGACAGACACAGTTTATAATGTCCTGTTCTCCTTATCTTTAACTTACGGGCTGCTAGCAATCTGCTAAGGTCTCTGCGAAGTCGTTCTGACTTATCTCCTAATCCTGCGGATGGTAAATTCCATATCTTGTTGGCCAGATCTAACCGATTCTTCTGAATGAGTTTGCGTCCTATCATCTCCGCAATAGAACCCCCGTCCATGTCGGATTCAATAGCAGCTCCATCATGATGGTGTGATTCCATCCAGGCTATAAATCTGTCTTCTAACTGAGGTCCTGGAAGTCTTACCAAAGTAACATCATCTACCCATACACACCCCGTGGAGTCTACTATGAGATGAACGAGTGCACCAAAATCTCCCTTCTTGGCATTCTTTCCCTTACTCGGATCAAGCGCGACCACCCTTACCTTGATTTGTGTTCCCTGTGGAAGCTCATCATACTCAATCCCTTGGAACAGATCTGCTGACCATTCCAATCCGGCAGGTGAGGTAAGCGGGTCGCCCTGATATAGACATTGAAAGAGATAATCGTTGCCAGCAAGCTCGTAGTCTTTCTGTATGTCTTCCAGTTTCTTCTTTGGCCATTCCGTTGGCCATAAAGGCTCTCCGTCCGTGAGGGCCTTATACGTCTTGAAGGCCCAACGCTTTGAAGCGGGAAGGTCGTCCAAGGTACTGTGGTCTTTCAGCCTTCCCATAATGTCATCAGGGTGGCGGCGTGCCATTACCGCACAAATCTTGCCTGTAGGAGTGAGTCGGTTGATTAAATCAGAATAGAACCAACGCCATATTTTATCCCTTTGGAGTTCGCTATCAAGTTCCTCTTGTTTCTTCTGAATATCGTCGACCAAAATCCAATCAAATCCAAATCCAGATATGGGATTACCAGCTGTGTAGCAGGCTAACCCTCCTCCCTGTGTTAATTTGAAGTTGGTCTTTCCCTGCGTATCCTTTGCTAGTTTAACTCCTCTGAATTGCATCCCATAGTCATTTATGGTCTGTCGAATCTTATAACCAAACTCATCTGCAAGATTGGCGTGGGATACATATGCAACTCTTCTATCTGGATGGTTCATTAAATAAGCTGATATACCCATCCAAGACCAGAAATATGTCTTCCCATGTCTAACAGGTGCAACTAGTGCGAGTCTATCAAAGCGATTCCTGTATAGCAGGTCATCGTATAGCTTCTGGAATTCTAATATAAACGGAGGAGTTTGATAGTCCTTTATAATCCTTCGGCCAAGTTCTAATGGGGTTAACCTCATTAATAGTATTTCATAAAGAGGTGACTATAGGACTACAGGACTGGAACATCTCCATCTGGAACTTGTGGAATTGGACCTTCATAGAGTGGCGGTGTACTTACTTGATATTGCACTGGTGCGTTAAATCCAAACATACAATTCAGGACCTTAGAAATAGCTGCTTTATCCTTCGGATTAGCCTTTCCTAATGCCGCTACAAGATTCTCAGTGATATATGCCTTTAGAGTATCAAGTTGTTCAGGGGTACACCTACTTTGCATCAATAATTTAGCATCTGATGTATATCTTCTAGCTTGCGATAAACAGACGTTGTAATGTTTAGCAGCCCAGCGTACTACTTCATATTGAGTGTGCCGGGTCATTAATTCTGCTATCTTTTCAAGCCGTTCAAGTCTGTTCTGTGCAGCTGACATATCCAATCTCCTTTTATATTAAATTTGATTGGACTCTAATTTCTTCCCAAGTTTTCAACCTAGGTGAAATAATCCCACCAGTTGAGTCCTTGAAAAATGAGAAATTATAGGAATTAATGAACCAAAAGGCGGCGAAGCCGTCCGTCTGGTTCAGCACGGCGGCTTCGCCGCCGTGCGCTTTCGGATTTCTATTGAATTAACTTTAACCCTGCTGGGTTTAAGCAAAGCGAAAACCCAGCATTGAAACTTTTCGCCTTTTCGCCAATCTATTGAACTTCATGTTTAAATTACCTGAAAGGTTTTATTTCGTTTGTGTAGTGCACTCCGTTGCACCACATCCTGGTCGGGGGGTATCACTTCTAGGATATAAATTGAAGGCATCCCAATACCCTGTCTCACATATCCACCACCTCTAATAACCGTAATATATCCTAATTTTTCAAGCTGTTTAATTGCATATTGTATTTGGCGTCTTTTATAACCAATATCTTGCTGTAGGAAAGCAAGTGTTAATTCAGAGACATAGGAGCCAGTTAAACGGTCTAAAAAGCGCTCATAGACTGCTATGGCTGCACGTGTTAGCCTGCGGTCATTTAGCGCACGTAAATGAGTGCCAGACTGTCTGATTTCCCTACGGGTGCTCATAATGCCTGCCTACAAAATGAGCCCAGCGGAAGTGCGAAGACCGCTGGGCTCTAATGTCGGCAGGAAGCCAACGCATATGTAAAATTTGTACTAATAAAATACGCATCTGATTTCCTGCCACCGGTCTTCGCACCGGCATTCAAACTAATTTTGCTTATTTACTTTTGCATCGAGCTTTCTCTGTCTCTTTTTGGCATACTTCCTTCTCCGAATCTCTCTCATCTTATCGGGATTAGCAATTCTCCACCTCTTGTGTGAAGCCCTCTTCTGTTCCTTGTGTTCGTCTTGATATTTGTGAACCTGTTCCAGAATCTTCTCTTTGTGTTCCTGGTAATATTCTGACGTAGGCATAAGATTCTCCTTTGTTTTGAAATTAATCAAAGATATTCGTGATGCTATAAATTTGATAGAAACCAATCCCGTATTTGAAAGTGAAATAATGATTATCGCTATCTCTCCTATGTTCCTGCTCTTCCTAATCTTTATGGTCTTGAAGCTTTGCAATCAGATCAAGTGGTCCTGGTGGTGGGTGTTCGCACCTCTTTGGATTCCGCCCGCGATTACGATTATGATTGCTATTCCGTGCTTCGCATATATTCTATTTGCATAGATATTTCAAAATAGGAAAATAATGATTTACACGAAGAAGATAAAGGCGGCGCTGGCAAAACCACCTAAGCCTACTATAGTTGCGACAGACCTGCATGACCTGGCAGAAAGGATTCTGAAACTAACGCCAGAACAGCGTAAAGAATTGTCAGAATATATCAGACCTGTTCTAAAATAAAGGTGATTACAGATTTTGGAAGAATTAGAATTGACGTTTGCGGACCCCATCGTGAAGCTGGGTAAAGATATACGCAAATCCGCATCTATGTTGTCGTGTCAGAAAGCACGCTGGTTGCTAGACACTTACTATCAGATCCAGGATACGCGGGTGAGGGCGAAAAGCCAAGCGAATGCCCAAAAAGACAACGCGGAACCAAACGAACTGATAGACTGGACGTTCAACACCTGGAAGAAATTTGAAGCGGCTCTGAAAGCTTCCCTGGGTGAGTTCGCAGCGACTTACAAAGTTGGGGGTTGGCTGCAATCACAGATAGGAATAGGTCCCGTTATTTCTGCTGCGATGATTGCAAACTTCGACATACGTAAGGCACCCACAGTAGGTCATTTCTGGCGGTTTGCCGGATTAGATCCAACGTGCGTCTGGGAGAAAGGGAAGACACGTCCCTACAACGCAAAGCTGAAAGCTATCTGCGTCTATAAAATGGGGGAATGCTTTGTAAAATTCCAGAACAATAAGAACGACTACTATGGGCATCTCTTTGCCCAGAAGAAAGCAGATCTGACTGGCCAGAACATGCGTAGGGAATTCGCACCGTTTGCAGCTAAGGAAATAGAAGAACATAGAGGAAAAAAGTGCGGTTCCAGGAAATGGGAAAGTCTGGATAGATGGAAAGACTGGGAAGACGGACGTATCTGTCAGCAGAACATACACGATAGAGCACGACGGTGGACGGTGAAATTATTCCTATCACATCTACATGAGGTCATGTACAGGGATTTCTGGGGAAAGGAACCGCCAGCACCGTTCGTATTCTCACTATCTGGACATTCTCATAAAATAGAAGCTAAGAATGTGATGGAATACGATGGGCTTACATTAAAGGAATTATATAAGAAAGAGCCGATTTTAATGAGAGTCTGAGAACACCGAGTAGCCGCCTGTTCTGAGTATCTGAAAGTGCAGAGCAGCCGTAGTCGAAGAGAGTCTGAATTCTTAGAGTAGCCGAGGAGAAAGAGAATCTGAATTCACTAAGTAGCCGCTAATTCCGAGAGTCCGAGCTAGTTGAGCGTTATTTTTTAGGCAATCACAGGGATGAAATACTAACGAACCTTCGTCGTTGGTCGAAGAGGCTTTGAATCTCCACAGCCCCCACAACCGGCCTGAACTGTCTGAGGCTTTCCTTGATGCCTTTCCTGCATCGGGAGAGGCTTTGTGAAGCGTGGTACGGTATTAAGAAGTCGCTTAATCAGCCGTGTTTCGTTTAGTTGGGGTATCCACACGATAAGATTTATTCCTTTTTCCTGGATTATATATTCCCCATCAGGCAAGTCCTTCAATCCTGTAGTTTCCAATAAAGCAGCGGTTTCTTTTAGGCTTATCATTACACTTCATCAAATACAATTTCATCCTCATCGTTTCCATTATGCATAAGCTGTAGAAGCATATTGTTGAACGATTCCCACTGGTCGGTTGTTATTGAACCTGAGACAAGCACACCATGAGTCCTAATGATACAAAGATGGTCAGCTTCCTCTAATTCTGCACCAGCATTATCTCCCAAGAATATATTATGAGAGCCACGGACGAGATTCTGACCGGCTCCATCACCAATAGTAATAGTATTACGAACTCTTCTATAATCGCGTGTTCTTCTTGAATTGTTCGAGTGTTTCAAAAACAGGTGATTACAGAATAGTCTAAATATGTTTAGCATTTTTTCTAGGCTTATCAACTTTTTCTTGTAAGCGAGTTTGCGATAAATATTCCTAATCCGCAAGATAGGAGCCATGGACAAAGAATGATTTGGCCGAACAAGTTCAGTTTCGCTTCTTTACATTAAGAAATATCGCCAATTCCATCTGCTTATCCCTATCAGATGGTCCAATAAACTCAACACAATAATTAGATTGTGGTGGAACATCGTCAGGAACAGTCAAGCTATAAACGTGTTTTTCTACTTCCATTTTTATCTCCCTATTAATTTTGAATCACCTATTCTTGAAATTAATACCTCCTTGCTTGGCCAATCCGCCCGCCCCATGCGAACGGCATCGACCCAGTGCTTCAATTGCTCGGCCGTGGTAGTATCCTCGATCGGGACGTAAAGCCACCCGGCCGGAGTGTTAGTATAATCTGGACCAACAAGAACGCCAAGGTGGTCGCCCAGGGTAATAATCCCGCCACCACGGTCAATAATGCTCTGGTAATAGGCCAACGGATCGGCTGGTTCTGGCTCCACGGTGGGCTGAACGCCGGTGCATTGCAGACAGGGGCAGTCGTCGGCGTGCTCGATCAGGGCGTCAAGGCTTTCCATGACCTCAGGAACAGTCAAGCTATAAACGTGTTTTTCTACTTCCATTTTTATCTCCCTATTATTTTTGAATCACCTATTTTTGAATACATTAACAGGGATCTGGATCGCAGCCCGTTCCTTCCAGCCAAGTGCCTTCATAACTCGTGCAATCAGCTTGCGTCATACCGTTGATACAATAATGACCTCCTCCACCATCAGGAACGCAGCAGGCACCTGTGGGAGGAAGAATACAAGGATTAGAAGAAGCCGGACAATTTCCAGCATCAACAACAGAGATGATAAAACCATTGCTGAGATGTAGATTTGTAAACGGAGGTGAGAACGTATCGGGAGGTGATAATGAATCGGTACTGATGGTAAGCGTTCCATCTTCATTGCCGGTTAATGTTGCAGCATATATTGAGCCGTCGATTTCACACCTATATATAAACGGCCATTCAAAATATGGAGAATAGCCATACATGCTGCAATAGAGACTAAGGTAAGCATCGCGTGTAAGGGTGTAAGTTCCTGCCATTTCACCTGATGGAATCGTTAGGCATATATCAGGTGGGGTTGTCGTTGTACGCCCAGGAATATACAAGCACGGGTCCCATAAAGCACATTCTGTCTTTCCATTGCCCCTGGTTTCATACACCAATAATTCACAGAATTGTGCTGCCGTATTGGTCGTCTTTACTCCAAAGCGATGTTCTGCGGCTGTACCATTATATGCTTCCCAATAATCCTTGGGAACAGCCAAAGAATCCGGATAGAACGTTTCAACGCAATTTACACCTGCTGTATGGACGGTAGTGTAGCCAGAAACGATATAATTATCTCCATACTTAACTACATCAACTTCTAGGCCGTATGCAAACAGATACTCCGATTCATAATAATAAGAAGAAGGTGCTGTAGTCCAAGTCTTCACATAATCGCCACAATTGAGCGTGATGGTAAGGGAATCGGAAGCAAGGGTTAATGTGAGGTCGAACAGACCATCGGGACCGAACAAGAGAGCGTAAGTTCCTAATGGAAGATAACTACCCACACAACCACCAACGCTCAGCTTGTATTGATAGATGTAATCCTGGGTAGATGCGTTTTTATAAGGAAGCCGATAGATAACCGATACGTCTCCACCAGCCGTAGTTGTAAAGGTAGATGAACAGGTAGCCAGACCACTACCACAAAGACCCGTAAACGTCCCTGTGGCCGTCCCGGTCGTCGTCATGTCCCAGTATTCGTCTGTCCAAGCGGGGCCTTCGACTTCATCCAGAACCCATTCCCAATTCGCGGCTGGGTCGGGGTCCACGTTCAGCGTCCATTGCCAATTCGCCGTCATCGTTGTGAGCGTGTATTCTACACCGAACAGCTCTATGATAGCCCCGAGGAACTTGCCGCCCCCGCCATAATAACCGGGCCATCCTGCCATATAGAGCGTGTTGAACGTCGTCGTGCAGAGATAACACTGACCAGAAGTAGCGATATATGGGAAAGACCAATCTTGACTACCGTGGAACGTTGATGGAGTTGAAACTGTGAATGCGGTAGCCGAATTGGATGAAATTACCTTCTCTTCTTCAATGCTGTCAAATCTTCTCAAATTCACCGTGCGTCCATCAAATTCACCTCCAACTAATCCCGTGGAAGTTGCTAAAACAAAATCCGCTGTCTGTTTGACGGTGCAATATCCTGTCAATCTAGGATAGAAAGCCATCGTGAACGTGCCGTTGGAATAGGTTCCATCAGCCGGATAGGAGCTAAGCGTTGCCGTTGTGGTCGTGTTTGCGGTTACCGTCCCGGTATAATCAACCCAATGACCGCCTTCGACGACATGTAAAGTGTATCCGAAACCCACGAGCGAGCCCGCCCACCATCCCTCGGGCGGAACAGATGGAGTGCAAACACCGGAAGCGATAGAAATATTAGTTGTACGACCGGTTAAATTGAGAATCTCATAGTTAAATCGTGGAACGTTTTCCGCGATGGTTACCGTGATGGCCGTGGTCGAATTGGTCCAAGTAGAGACGCTTCCATTCTCTGTCTGTAAAGTACAACCGGTTGGAAACATATCAGCCGCCCAACCGTAGGGAGCGTCGTCGGGTGTGAAGACGGCTTCATCCCATTTACCTGTACCGGAAACGGTTGATTTTAGTATGAAGTCCCAATAGACAGGATTATAAGTGCCGGTCCATCCAGCCGTATCCAAATCCATTTCATGCGTGGAAACGTCATAACCGCGGATGTAGTACCAAATGCCGTTCAGCTTCAACATGTGGCTATAGCCGCCTATAACCGGGTCATAGAAGCCGTCGTAATGCAAATTCCAGTCGGCGGGAGCGGGATCAGGCGTGAAAGTCGTATCACACATATGCCCGCCAGTTCCCTGAGCGGTCGTGTTGAAATAGTGATAAGCCTTGGTATCACAGGGCCCGATACAACAGCCACAAGCACCGCTTGGTGTCCATCGAAAGCCCATTATGCACACTCCGCTTCAATGACAATCCAAATATTATTGATGAGAGCACATACGACTTTCTTGTTTGCTGCTATAGCCGTAGCTCCAACCTTCATCAACCAATCATAGGCTGTTATATTATATCCTAAATCGATTATAGATGAACCGGTAGAACCCCAAACGCTTATAGTACAGGATCCACCCTGTGCAAGCGTTCCATCCGTTTTACCAAGAACTAAACATGTATTATCTCTTACTATATATGAGTTCGTTTGGCGGTCATATATGATGTTAAATAATAAACCTTCTACGAAATCAAAGTAAGTATAATTTATAACTGGAACAACATATCCGGAATCCTTTGATTCATTTGTACCAAAATTGGGCCACCACAGATTGCAATTGACCTTCTGATTGTGTGCTAGAACGTTGGGAGTGGCTGTTCCAGATGGTTTTACTTTGGCCCACAAATCTGTAGAACTATAAGCGGAAACGATTTGCCACTGACCATAATAAATCATATTGCCATGCGTGTCGCTCTTCTGATAAGCTGTTTGGGCCCATACGACAAACCCACGAGTCGCATTGTTATCGGCTGAATATGACGTTGACGGTGTTCTTATAACTTCCCTTATAGTGGGAACTTCGGGAGCAGGTGATGGCTTTGGCGTCTTATTATCATAATCATAAAAAGCCTGACTCTCCTGCAAAGTCGCATTTGGATATGCATAAATGGTAGAATCTTGCGTGGGATCGCTGAGGAAGAAGAATTTGACCTTATAGGCACGCGTAGTAGAGCTATCGGTACTATCAATAATCTCCGGAACGCTGTCCTGTGCAAACTCAACCCCATATGGCCCTAAATTGTCATAGGAGAAACAATAAATGAAACTTTCAGGATCTTGCGGGTCTGTCAAATCGGGGTCGGGAGTTGGTGTCGGCATCATCCAAACTATAGAACCATTAGGTGCTCCCGTTCCGTTCAACTCATGAGCTGGATTTACTATAAATTCAGTATCTTTATTTGTTCCATCTTTAGGGCTATAAACAGGTTTAGAAAACTTGCCTGATCTTCGTAATCCATTGAATCTAAATGTAGTATCATCATCTGCTGCTAATATTCTATTCGCCCAGTCATCGAAATCACTACCCCAATCGGATTCTTGTGGATAGTAAACACTGCCGTCATATTGAACTTCACACCAGCTGAATTTCTGGGCGTCTTTATCTTCACCTGTTATAACGGCATAAAAGCCTAGTGGCACATATGCCATAGGCGCTTGTAGAAGACCTTCAACGGCAGAGTGTGGTATTCCAAGCATTATGTAGCAGTCCAATTGAAGAGTGCCATGAATCCGCTCCCATCAGCAATCACATCTTTACCATCTGCTAGTGGGAATTGCATCTTTGCATTTGCTACGGGATTCATTTGCCACGCACTATCTCTAGTGCCAACGCGGTAATAAGCGAGCAGATATTTCTCCCCGGTCAAACCACCAAAACTAATCGTGGAAGTGCAAAGTATTCTATTCCACCCAACATAATCTGGTGCATAAGCAGGAGCATAAGATACAAAATTGCCAGTGCCAACATCAACTAAATCATAGGTCAAGCATACATCAAATGTGTACAACAAATCATAGAAAATATTCTGTGAACCGTCTATATTGGTTATAATTATTTTTCTTGGTTCACAACCACGAAACCTCAAAGTTTCGGGAGGGAAGCGATAATCACCAAAGGTCATGTCATATTGATTGACTTTACCTTGTAACTTCGCAATGGTCTGTGATGGAATTTTGGGAACCAAATATCGCCTAATAGTAAAGATACCAAATGATTGAGATTGTTGTGCCTCTTCTGCTACTTTAACTACAGGATTACCACCCATTACCATATATAATCCACGCGGAATGCTTACGAACTTCTGTAGCGGCGTCAATAGCGGATCCAAATAATCAAATGCATCAACCGTCTGTCCAGACCCATCTGAAACCATTTTATTGAACTCAGATCCGTTTTGAACGTAGCCATCAACACGAACAAGTGGTCTGAAACGTGCTGTTATCCAGCAACCCTTAGCAGTTTGTTGTGTATAAGCTTCTGGCGTTCCTGCTGCTGGTTCTATGAGTTCTTTGGTTTGCAATGCGATAACAAGAGATGATGATGGCGAAGTACCAGCATTACCTTCATAACCTAATGTACCAGAATTGGCGAATACTCTATCATCTAATACCTCTACTTCTGCATTCGTGCAGAAACACCATGGATAATATGTATCAGCTGCTGGCCTTCGACGAACATATCCATCATTACCTGAATCTACGCCGCCAAGAAGTGCAGACAGAACGTAAGGATGAGCCTGGTATGGTTCTAAATAGAATTTACGGATAACCTCAGTTCCCTCAGCTGTCATAATTTCTTTGCGACTACGCTGTTCGAATTTTGTAATTGTGCTCATACTTTATTACCTATTCGTGCTCCACCTTCGCGTATTTTCAATCCATCATTTACGACCGATTGCATTCCACGGTCAATAGAACGCAGAAATTTAATCATCTCATTGCTGGAAAAGTCGCCAGTTTGTGCACCACTACTTGCCAACAAAGTCTGATTACCACCTGGATCGCTTTGTGTTTTTCCTTCTCCTGCTAATGTATTTCCTAATGCAGATCCTATGAGAGCTCCAACAGGACCACCTGCGGCTCCTCCAACAATCCCTCCAACAGCTCCTTCTAAACTATGGCTACCCAATAATGCACCACCAACAGCAGACGCTAATCCAGCACCACCACCAAGTGTAGGACCTGCTGCTGCCGCTACTTCCTGTACAAGTGGAACAGCTTCCGCTGCTGCCTGTACAGTCTCAACTTCTTTAGGAGGTGCAAAAACGCTTTTTACATGCTCCTTCTGGTCTTCCGCCATCTTCACAATGTTTTCTGCAAAATTTGCATATTCCTGTGCATGTTCTTGTGAAACATGCGGTGCATTAGATTCTTCCTTGAACACATCTTTCATGTGTTCAGCACCTGGCCCTATCTTATCAAGGAATTGCAATTGTTTTGGAGTAATTTTAGCCACTTGTTCTTACCTCTATGAAATATGGATCAAGCAGACAAAGCAGTTCCTTCCGAGTCTCTTCTGTAATCAGTTCTTGTGGAAAGGTAGGAGCCATAACTGCCATAAGTTGTTTGACCATTGGTACAATCATCGCCTTTGCACGGCATTCCTTTGACGGCTTTTCCCAATCCAAGGATTTCAAATAATCAGCTAAACAGTATTTCTTGGCCTCCATGGGTATATCGCCAAGATTATTCCAATAATCTTCTGCGGGCGTCCAGAACGTCTTAGCTAGAACGCGGACGCCTTCATCCCATAGCTTACGTTCCTTGTCATTTAATGAGCGACAAGGATACTCAATGCCTTGAAACGTAATTTGACTCATTTCAATCTCCTGTTTTAGCTTTGATTAATCGGAACAGGAGATTATAGCACGAGCAGCTAGGTCTGCCAACCGCGAGCGGCTACTTGTTGCAGATATGTGGTTAACAGCTGTGATTGGTCATTAGCTGCAATACCGCCACATAAGAATAAGAATGAAGTGCCAACGCCCATCACTTCTTGTCTAACTACATCACGCGCTGCATTAGAGATGACGGTTACTTCCTCTGCCAAAGCGGCTGGCGAATAGTAGTACTGCCAATTGGCTACTGTATAGCGCCCTTGCAGAGCCTCTATAGATGGATTTCCAACGTTGAACCGAATAGCAACTGAATCCTGATTGCGGAGATATACCTTGGGATTTGGAGCTTGCAAGTCGAATGGGATACGACACCAGAATTTATAACCTACAGCAATCCTACGATAATTCAAAGCACCTAGACAGCCAGTTGTAGTACATTCAGCATTTACAAACATCTCCTTGACTTGCCAGTCGGAAACGTCCATCAACGTTCCAGCAGTTGCTGGTGCATTTGCTTTGAGTGCGGGTTGCCACACCGAAATGTAGCCGCCCACACCACTGAGAATATCACCGCCTATCATTATATTTCATCCTTACCAAAGATGATGCGAGATTGCGAGCTTAGACGCACGTGCGTCCAACAACGTTGCACAGAGCGGTGCAAGTGAATTCTAATGCGGTAATGTCATCCGTTCCAAATGGATTAGCTACCGCGTCTGTGTCTGTCCACAGGAACGTTCCACCTGCAACTAAACTGAAATCGTAGGAATGTGTTCCACTCACAAATGACAGGGTAACCGCCGTATCAGCGGTAATCCAAATAACCTTCAATGAAGCTGCTTGGAAGCCACCCCATCCTGGAAGAGGATAATTGGTGCTCAGTGCTGGTACAGCTATACTGATTTTATCACCAGATGTGCCCGTATAATCCTCAGTTGAGGTGTTATACTGCTCGCTATCGAGCTTCACATTTCGCTGAACTGTCAGTACTACGCTCATCACATATCTCCTATATCGTCAATCTTGTGGGCTCGAATAACTTCAAATCCCAATTGAATTCATTCAACAAGGTATCTTTTCCCAAATCCACATTTTCTGCAACCTCATCCGTACCGGAAGTAGGAATGCAAGAAATAACTGTGGCACCGTCTACGACCAAACCCTGCACTAAATCGAATATCTCATCAACCTTTAATGCTATCTCTTCGGCTTGATTTCCTTCTTCTGTATAAATAGACAGCTTCAACTTATAATCGCATAATTGTCCACCAGTGTAGACTTCTGTTTGTTCGTTCTTAACACTGATTACAACATATGGTCTCGGATAGCCTGATGGTAAACGGGTATTAGATAGACGACCAGCGAAGATATTGGTCAAGTCATTATCTGACAGAAAAATATCCCTAATGCTCTTGTGTACTGATTGTGTCTTCATTAGGGATTTACCTCCAAGAAGACCTGTTGAAGTTCATCCAACCGTTCGCGGTTAACCACATCAACTACCTTGTAGGTAATACCCTCAGAAACAACAGTTGAACGGAATGGAATGACATAGTCCCCATACAACCACATCTTGTAAGATGCCTTGAAACCGCGCTTAGCTAACCAATCAATTTCTGACAAATCGATAGGCTGAATTCTTACTGATAAATTGGAATAGAGCGGTATGAGCGTTGTCTTGACATTGTTGTAGTCGTCAAATGCGACTGACGGCTCCCAGATGGTAGCCAAGGCTGTAAGGTTAAAAGTGAGAGTTGGCACGATGCAGACAATAGGAGTATATTGAAGCGATTTAGTTCCTGTTTCAATGACATTATAGACCCATTCGGAGTCTGTGATGGTGTCGCCGGGTACTGGTGTGAATGTAAGCGTTCCTGGCAAATCAAATCGCCTTCTGACTTGCGTATAGGCTCCATTGGAATTCTGTGCTTCTCGCCGTCCTATTGGCGTTTGATGAACATTAGCTATAGTATAATTAGCACTCTTCTCTCTAGAATAATAAACAATAGTTGCAAATGAAGGGCCAATTCCAGTCGCTCCAACATATCCAACAGCTCCTGTGGCTCCCGTTGGGCCTGTCGCACCCGCTCCTTGCATTCCCGTTGCACCTGTGAGTCCTGTGGCTCCCGTTGGCCCAGAAGCTCCAATGACGCCAGAAGCACCTGCAACAGGACCGGTTGCGCCTATTGGACCTGTAGCACCATCAAGGATGAAGTCCTCAGTGTATCCAACATCAGTGAGTCTTAAGATGACTGTCATTATGTCTCTGCCGTCAGAATACCGTTGGTGAAAGTAAGCTTGCGAGTAACTGCACCTCCACTAGAATCAGCAACATAATAAACTTTGGTACCAGCTAAACCACCTGATAACGTCCAAACTCCTGATGAATCACATTGTGCTCTTATGACGCCATCACCATCCGATAGAATAATATTATTGGACAGAGAAGAAGTAGCACCGGCAACATTAGCACCAATGACAGTGTTGGCACGACCAGTAGTAATGCCTAAAGCACCCGCACTGCCACCAATAATAGTATTCTGCGAACCTGTCGTTATGCTCGCACCAGCTCTATAACCTATTGCGACATTATAAGATGATTCTGTTAGAGATGTTGTACTATTAAGATTTGGAAGAGCATTACGCCCAACAGCAGTATTGTTGCTACCAACTGTCAATGCTTGCAATGAATAGTATCCAACAGCCATATTGTTGGAACCCATAGTTGCATTTTGCAATGCTTGTGGACCAAAACCAATATTATAAGATCCTGTCGCTCCCGTTCCACCAGTAACTAAACCACTTCCTGATAAATAACCAAAACAAAGGTTATATCCACCAGCGACAGAAACAGATGTTTGAGGTGAATCTGTTAATGAGGTAGAAGAAGCAGCATAAGGTATTCGACCAGCAGTCAATCCGGTGATACCAGAAATACCTGTTGAACCTGTTGCTCCCACAAAACCTGTAGCACCTGTAGATCCTGTTGGACCAGTGGCTCCTATTAGTCCAACGACACCCATTTGCGACCAAAATCCACCACCAGTCGGAACATAGGTATATTCAACCATATAGCCAGGATCGATATATATATCTGCACTAGTAGAATTCAAGAATCGGTTACCGGCTGTAGAATCAGCACTATCATGCTTAATAGTGAATCCTGAGTAACCAATTGGGCACCAGAAAGAGATGAAACCATCAGTAATAGCTGTGGCACCAGTAATATAAATAGTATTACCCTGATCTCCTATTCGGGTAATAGAAAAATTTGTAACTGGTACATCATTATATCCAGTAGCACCAGTCGCTCCATATTGTGTCGGATTAATAAAACGACCCGGATCTCCTGTCGCTCCTATTGGACCAGTAGAACCTGTAGCACCTGTCGAGCCAGTGGCCCCTACTGGACCAGTAGAACCTGTAGAAGAGCCAGAAGCGCCAACTATACCTGTAGAACCTGTGGCACCTAAAGTACCCGATGCCCCCTGAACACCCGTAGCACCTGACGCTCCGGAAGCGCCACTTATAGATGCACCTGTAGCTCCTGTTAATCCAGTAGCTCCATCAATAGCAAGTCCTGTGGCTCCTGTCGCCCCATTAGTTCCGTCTACTCCCGATGCTCCACTTGCTCCGGCAATTCCTGTAGCTCCGTCTACTCCCGTCGCACCTGTTTCTCCAATCGATCCAGTTGCTCCACTAGATCCGTTAATACCAGTCGCACCACTTGCACCTGCTGAACCATTGCTTCCCGTCGCGCCTGGGACCCCGGTTGCTCCGTTAATGCCATCCGAGCCAGTCGCCCCAGAAGCGCCACTTGCCCCAGGGTCGCCGGTATTTCCTGTAGCACCAGTCGCTCCATCTGTGCCTGTAATTCCCGTCGCTCCATCAATACCTGTAGAGCCCGTGAAACCGGTCGCTCCCGACGCTCCATCTGTACCTGTAGCACCATCAATTCCTCCTATTCCAGTAGCCCCAGTGGCTCCTGAAATACCGGTGGCACCATCAAGTCCTGTTGCTCCTGTAGCCCCATTTATGCCATCTCCGCCAGCCTGTCCAGTTGCACCAACAGGTCCTGTAGACCCTGTCGAGCCATCAATACCTGTTTGTCCTGTAGCTCCTGTCGGTCCTGTGGCCCCAGTTGCTCCATCCTCTCCCGGCAAGCCTGTAGCTCCTGACAGGCCAGTTGCTCCATCAACCCCGATAGTTCCAGACGCACCAGAAATTCCTGTAGCTCCTGTTGCACCATTATCTCCCGATAAGCCTGTTGCTCCATCGGCACCAGTAGACCCTGATGCACCCACAAGGCCACTTTCGCCCGTTGCACCACTCGCTCCATTAATGCCAGAAGAACCTTGAACACCTGTAGCTCCTGTTAATCCCGTTTCGCCAGTAGCTCCAATCGGTCCAGTCGCCGCTGCAATTCCTGTGGCACCGGTCGCCCCCGCTTCACCTGCTTCACCAATTCCAGTAGCTCCTGTCGCTCCGCTAATTCCTGTCGCACCATATACGCCTGTAGCTCCAACTCCACCCTCAGGTCCGGTGGAACCTGTAGAACCGCCTGCTCCAATATCTCCTGTCGCTCCCGTAGGGCCTGTAGCCCCCGTTGCACCCGAACTTCCGGTAATTCCGGTGGAACCCGCAACACCCGTTGCACCCGATGAACCCGTTGCACCTGTAGCTCCTGTTAAACCGGTCGCACCTATGGGACCCGTAGCGCCTGATGCTCCTGTAGCACCATTCAATATAACTCCGGTAGAACCCGTAAGAATTTCAGCGAGCATTAGAATTTCACTTTACAGAGTTGAACGACAAACGGCGGGTCTTGTGCTTGAATCCTCTTATTTAGATTTTCTGCAAGCAACTCTAACCTGTCTATCGTCTGCATAACGCTGTTTCTACGACCAGTCCAATAATTGAGATAAGCTGAATAACCCCAAGTTTCAGATCCATCAAGTCCAGCTACAGTTCTATCAACGATTGGTATATTTAGCCAATCAGCTTCCTTGATAGCCAATGCTGCATCAACCGTAGCCAGACTGCCAAGTTCTGTGATGATGGCAGCTTCTGTCTGAACTAGTGCAGCTTGTGCTTGGTCGTTTCGAGCCATATTAATACCTGATTTCGTAGGGACCTAAATTGTCGCCGTTTGTTCCATCGTTCTCTAATTCAAACGGTCCTATGCTAGCTACTCGGACAACAAATGGCCCCATATTCGTGGCCGTGGTTGCATAAGGACCTACATTGGAAACACCGACCTTGAATGGACCTATGCTTTCCATAATAATCTCCTTATACACTAAAGGCCGGCCGACAACAGGGAATCGACCGGCCTCTAAAGCGAACCCTACCCTCTTTAGGCGTCTGTGTAGCCACCACGATAAGCGTAGCGGGGCTCTTCCAGTACGAAGTTGTCAATCAGCAACCCGTCGCCCTTCCAGACAATTCTCTGCAAGAGGTCATCACCGGTTAAAGGAAGCGTCCTGGTTGTCAGGGCTTGCATATTCTCATGGCGAATGAATTGCTTGTCAGCCAGGAACACCCACGCCTTCTTGGCATCGGCAGCACTCAGAGCAGCATAGGCGGATCCATCATACTCGGAACCAGCCGCCTGTAGAACATCATCACCGTAGTAGGTGAAATCTTCCACTTCAATGTTGTAGCCAGCCAACACAAGCTGATTAGCAGATTGAGTGAAATTATCTGCTAATGCCAAACCAGTCGTTCCACCAGTTCTCCAAGCTTGGAGTGTGTGGATGATCTGCATTGCCTTCATGACGGCTGCTGGATGGACGAACAGCTTCAACGTCTTATTGAATCCCATGTGCCAAGTTGGATTGATGGGATGCTTATTTGCAGCCAAGACGAGATAAGCTGTGTTCAAGTCCTCTGCCGTGGTCAATTCACCAGCAGCGGTATTGATGTAGTTCAGAATGCCTGCACCAGCAGTTGCACGGTAGGTATTTGCATTCGGAATGTTGTTTAGTTCATTGTTGACGCAATAGGTGTTCTGGCGTCCGAAGAATAGTTCAAGAGCACGTCTGTTTTGCTGTCTCTTCAACTCATAACCAACAGACGCACCAAGATTCTGCAATTCAGAAGTAGCCCCGTTCACGTCAGAGAGCATACTTTCCAAAGTCATCTGGAAACCAGCTTGGCGTGTCTCCATCTTCTGGGTCCAAAGCCAGAATGGAGCGGCACCAATAACAGGGGCTTTCTGGGTCTCGGCGAGCGGATTCTTCATCGAGTCGCCAACAACCATCCCAGCGAGCGGAATCTTGTGGCCACCATAAACGGTAGCGGTTGTCTCATTGCAGAACTTCTCATAAACCATATCCAACAACGTCCAGCCCACCTTCACCTGGGCACCGAAGAGACCAGCGGTCAGAGCAGTGAACGTGTTGATAGGGCTCAGAGAACTGGCCGTAACCATACCACCAGTTTCCTGAATGGCCTGGAAAGCGTGTGGATGACGAGCAAAGTGGCTGAACAACTCTGCCTCATAATTAGGGCCAAGTACATCCATTGCCAACTTGCGAACCGGTGTTCCCTGAATCACAGGAATTGCCTGTTCATCAATCCGGAATGACTTGGCTAGATTATCTTCACCGATGGTCTCTTGAATGCCGAACACTTCATTCTGGCGACCTTCGGTGAAGGCTTTGATTAGTTCTTTGACTTTCATTTGTATTTTATCCTATCCAAAGGAATCACAAGATTGCGAGTATTAGGTCTGTGGGCCAGTTGTGATGTGGCCACGGAAATCGACCAGCACAGTAGTGTCCGCAGCTGCCTTCGGAGCAGCCAGACGACCTATTGCTTTGGCTTCGGTTGCGGTAGCTTGAACACTCCGAACGTCAACGGTGAATGCACCAAGACCATCCGTTGTACAGCTGACAGCCATCAGAGTACCGATAGGCTGGAAAGTGGTATCTGTGCAAGCCAATCTCACCCGACCGCGAGTAATAACTGGTAGAACGTTGTCTGTTCGGGTATTCAAACTGGACAGGTAGCCGTTCGAAATACCGAGGAAGTAGGAACTTACATCAGTTTGCAGATTGCTAACAGTATCAGCTGCAAGTTCCTGTACCGGAACGCAATAAGTGAGGTCATCACCTTCCGTGCCACCGGGACCTGTTATGACGATAATATCGCCCTGTTGGTATTCAACGGCGGCAATCGCGGGAACGGCCACAACATCGAGAGGACCGTCTTCTACATTCTGAACCCCAGTGGGAGTGCTGCTAATCGTGGCCATTTGTTATTTCCTTATTTTCTATTCTTCACAAAGATTCTACAACCATATTTGAGCGAAGAGTTCTTTGTCTGTCAGTCGCTTCCCATCTGGAACAATGAAATCGGGAGGGAGAGCGGTCTTAATCTCTGGTCCTTCTGTCTCCTGAACGGTCGTTTCCTGGACCTTAACTGGAATCATAGCTTCCAGTTCAACTATCTTCTTCTCTAACCGACCAACGCGCTCATCAACTGTTTCTTGAATTGTTTCAGCCACTGGACAGTCCTCCTGGAATATTCCCAGGTGCTCACCTAGGATTTGATGGATACGTAAGAATTTCTTCTTGTCGCTACTCTCTTCTTCATCTTTGATTTCCATTAGTATCGATTCAATGGAAGCCATTAACGCGCGTCTCTTGTGATAAGCACCATCCTCATCCAGGTCCAAAGCGGTGGTCGTCTCGTCCACGATAGATTCAACCAAGGAAGCTGTAGCTGGGCAGGACGTGAGGGCAATACACTTAACCCTTAGGATATTACTAACAATCTCAGCCCCATCCTCCGGGTCGCCGAACTGCACATCAAGTTCCGGTGAGAAGCCACCAATAGGAAGCTTGTCATTGATGTTCTTTATGACAGATTCACAGACAGGATGATGTGCTAGAAAAATATCGCCGCGAATACCGTCCTCATCATTCCAGGCTTCCTTTACGGTACCTAGGAGTTCAGTATATGGGCGGCGATAATATTTCTTCCCGTCCTCTTCAATGGTATGGTCAATGAAGACGGATTTACCCTTGAATTTGGCAACAGCTTCCTTCCTAACAAGCTCACGATACAGGCGGTTGCGATTCTGGGATTTGGTGCCTAGGAGGAGGGCATTCTTCAAGACACGACCCTCCACTCTAACTCCCGGCCCCCCTGCGAACTCTTGGACGGCT